GACGAGAATGCCGTACTCGCGCACGCTCGCGAATTGGAGAACAAGGCCGCCAAGGCCGATGCCCTAGCGCAAGCCGTGGAGGGCTACAAGAAGAAACTGCAGGACGTTGAGGACAAGGAAATCGCAGCCGTCGTGGACAAGGCGGTGGCCGAACGCCGCATCACCGCCGAGCAGAAGGACAGTTTCATGGCGTTGATGAAGACAGACCGCGAGAATACCGAGAAACTGCTGGCCAGCATGAAGGCCCAGCCTTCTCGTCGCATCGTGGACGTTTACCGCGAGGGCGCGAGCACGCCTGCCAACCTGGCCGACAAGAGCTGGGACGAACTGGACAAGGCAGGCCAGCTCTCGGAACTGCGCAATGCGGACCTCGCCGCGTTCAAGGCGAAATATAAGGAGAAATTCGGTCTCGAATATAAGGAATAAAACCGTATTAGAACAACATTAAAACGACATTAGAATGGCATTGAATATCAGTATTTGGCAGACCACGCTTGTTGAGAACTTCTATCCCGACAACGGTTTTGCATCAAAATCGGTGGACGACTCCGCATTCGTGAGTGCCCACAAGGTTATCATCCCCAACGCCGGCGCGCCCTCGAAGGTGCAGAAGAACCGAACGGTGAAGCCCGCATCGGTGAACCAGCGCACAGACAACGATTTGGAATACGAGATTGACGAGCTAACCACCGACCCTATCTACATTCCGAACATCGACACTGTGGAGCTCTCGTACGACAAGCGTACATCCATCATCAGTAACGATCGCGCTCAGCTGCAGAATGCTGCGCACGAGAACCTGCTCGAGCGTTGGGGTAAGGGCGTGCCTGCGTCCAACGTGCTGCTCACCTCTGGCACAACGGAGCGCGATGCTCACACCTCGGAGACGGCCACGGGTAAGCGCAAGCGTATTACCAAGAATGACCTATTGGCCATCATGACGCGCATGGACGCAGACAACGTGCCTGAAGAGGGGCGTTACCTGCTGCTCGACGCGCACATGTATGCCGACCTGCTGGCCGACCTATCGGAGAGTGACAAGTGGATGTTCCAAAACTCGGCCGATGTGCAGCGCGGAGTCCTGGGCAACCTATGGGGATTGAACATCATGAAGCGCAGTAAGGTCCTTCGTGTGAAGAACGACAAGGCACTACTGCCTTGGGGTGAGGATGCCGTTGCAGGAGAGCTGGCCGCGGCTTTGGCATGGCACGACAAGTCGGTGAGCCGTGCCCTTGGAGAAGTGAAGATGTTCGACTCGACTAACAATCCGCTCTACTACGGCGATATTTATTCGTTCTTGCTCCGCACAGGCGGCTCGGTGCGCCGTTACGACAAGAAGGGTGTTTACCTGCTCGCTGAAGCAGCTAAATAAGAAAGGAGTGGCGTATGTTACCAAGAATTAAGATTCAGTTTTTAAACGGCCAGCTGGGCACCGTGGGCGAAAGCCCCGACGGCCTGTTCGCCCTGGTGTGCGGCGCATCTGCCGTAACCAAGAATATGGAACTGGACAAGGCCTACACCCTGCATTCGTTCGATGAGCTGGCCAAGCTGGGCGTGACCGGCGAGAACAACCCCCGCCTGCATAAGCACGTGAAGGAGTTCTACGCCGAGGCCGAGGAGGGTACGAAGCTCGTCATCTTCCCCGTTGACAAGACGAAGACGTTCACCGAACTGCTTGATAAGGACTCTGGCGTGATTAAGGAACTCGTCACTGCGCAGAACGGTGCGTTGCGCGGCATATTCGTGGCCGGCGACGGCCGCGAAGCCACCCTCACCACCAATGGGCTGGATGATGACCTCTTCACCGCCTTGTCCAAGGCGCAGCAGCTGGCCGAATGGGCCACTACATCGCTCTATGCCCCGCTCTTCATCGTCATCGAGGGGCGCGGCTACAAGGGCGGAGCCGTGAAAGACCTGCATGGCGAGGGCTACAATCGCGTGGGCGTGCTTATCGGCGACACGGTGAAGGCATCCGAGGGTGCAGCAGTGGGCGTAATGGCCGGGCGACTAGCCACCGTACCCGTGCAGCGCAACATCGGCCGTGTCAAGGACGGCGCATTGAAGCCCATCGCCATGTACATCGGCGACAAGCCTGTGGAAGAGAACGCCTCGTCCGTGAGCGACTTGTACGATGCGGGCTACATCACGCCGCGCAAGTATGTGGGCAAGGCCGGCTACTTCTTCACCGACGACCGCCTGGCCTGCGTGCCCACCGACGACTACGCCCACATCACCGCACGGCGCACCATCGACAAGGCCTACCGCATCGCCTATGCCGCACTGCTCGACTTGATGCTGGATGAACTGCCTGTGAACGAGGACGGCACATTGCAGCACGGCATCATCATGGCTTGGCAGCAGATGATGGAGAACGCCGTTAACCGCGCCATGACGGCGCAGGGCGAACTCTCGGCCGACGAGGACGGCGCGGGCTGCAAGGCCTACATTGACCCGAAACAAAACGTGCTGGCCACGTCGAAGGTGGAACTCACGTTGAAAGTGCGCCCCTTCGGATACGCGCGCTATGTGGACGTCAAGCTTGGATTCCAGGTGGAAACGGCTGGTAAGTAACATTTCGTGGGTGGGCATCGAGCCCACTCACCTCACACTTTAAATAAAAAGGTAATGTTTAACAGCAGAGAATACGAATGGGCGGACATTTCCGTGGTGATGGGCGGACGGCCCATTACCGGCATCCGCGGCATCAAGTACAACATCAAGAAGGAGAAGGAGCTGCTCTACGCCAAGGGCAACCGTCCGCACGCGGTGCAGAGCGGCAACTACGACTATAGCGGCGAGATAACGCTGTTGCAGAGTGAGTATCTCGCCCTGCGCGAGGCCGCCAAGGGTGACATCCTCGCCGCCCAGCTCGATGTGGTGGTGGCCTATGGCAACCCCACCCGCGGCGACGCCATCACCACCGACATACTGGTGGGCGTGGAGTTCACAGAAGACAACACCGAATGGAAACAAGGGGACAAGTTCCAAGAAAAACCCATCCCCTTCGTCTTCATCGACAAGAAATAGGCGTAAAACCAATTAAAGCTACACGATATGAAATATACGAAAGAACAGATAGAAGAGTGGAAGCGTAAGCACGGCGCCCTCTTCGAGATAACCGTCGAAGGCAAGGGCTGCATCCTGCACCGCCCCACACGCCAGGACCTGAGCTACGTCAGCGTGCTCAAAGACCCCATCAAGATGAGCGAGACCATGCTCAACCAACTCTGGGTGGTGGGCGACGAAGAAATTAAGACCGACGACTCGCTCTTCCTGGCGGCCATACAGAAGATGCAGGACGTGTTGGAGGTTAAGGAGGCTGAGATAAAAAAGCTTTAGAGGATGCCGAGGTGGACGTGTCTGACGGGTTTGACATCCTTTTCTTCAACACAGTTATGCGCTACTACCTGCACCTCGACCCCGACACACTCTCGGACGAAGAGTGGGCGCATACGTACAAGTATTTGGGCGAAATAAGGAAAGCGGAAGCAAAAGCGAAAAGCATAGATGGATAATGTTTTGAAATTCCTCATCAAACTCAACGCCGATAAGGGTAATGTCGTATCGGTAGCAAGAGAGACGGAGCGGCAGCTCGACTCCATCAACCGAAAAGCATCGGTTGTCGGGCGCGGCTTGCGGAAGGCTTTCTCGTTCGACGGATTCAAGGGCGCGCTCATGTCGATACCCGGCATGCAGTTCCTGATGAACCCCTACACCATGATTGGCGCGGGCGTCGGGGCGATGGTACGGCTGGGCGCGCAGGCCGAGAGCGTGAACGTGGCCTTCACAACCTTGGTGGGTAGTGAAAGCAAAGCCGCCCAGATGTTGGGGCAGATCAACGACTTCGCCGCCCACTCGCCCTTCGGCAAGATGGACCTCACCCAGAGTGCGCAGACCATGCTAAACTTCGGCGTTGAGACGGGCAAGGTGCTGCCGCTGCTGCGCCAGCTTGGCGACATATCGGGCGGCGACAAGGACAAGATGTCGGCCCTGTCGCTGGTGATGGGCCAGGTGTCAAGTACCGGCTACCTGATGGGGCAGGACCTGTTGCAGTTCATCAACGCCGGGTTCAACCCCATACAGGAACTGTCACAGATGACAGGCATATCCGTCGACAAGCTCAAGGATAAGATGGCCAAGGGGCAGATAACGTATCGGAATGTGGAACAAGCCATAGCCCATGCCACTGATGCGGGCGGCAAGTTCAACGGCATGATGGACAAGCAGAGCCAGACGCTCTCGGGCAAGTTCAGCACGCTGATGGACATAGTGAAGCAGGGCGCAATAGACCTATCGCAGAGCGTTAATACGCCCATCGCCGAGGTGGTGGAGAAGATAACCGCTGCCATCCCCAAGGTATTCGCCGTCT